CGAACGGTCCTTCTGATTCCGTGATGCCTGCTGGTGGCGCTAACGCTGCTACCCCTGCCTTCGCTTACACCTACCAGCTGACCGGCACTCCTGCCGTTCGTCCTGAGTACTACATCCGTGAGCGTCGTGTGGTCCGCGCTGAAATCACCGTTGAGCGTGTGGTTAACCTCGTGGGTCTGGGTGCTACTGGTCTTATCGGTTCTGGCGCGATGATCACCGACATCCTGTCCTGATTAGGAAGGAAATTAAGGAGGTGTTATCATGGCTATTCTTCGCCCGTTGACCAAGGCGCAGTATGAAGTTTCCTTCACTGCGATCGGTGGACCGACTTTTACAGCGGTCTTTACACAATTTAGTGGAATCAATGATTCCTCGGACAGCAGCACCTACGCTAACGGCACAGGCAACCGTCTGTACCACGTTGTCGGCCCTCGTACCGCAGACAATGTCACATTGACTGCCCCTTACGATCCGACAATCTTCAAGACTCTCGAACAGTTCTGGCTTGATTACAATTGTAATCCCATCACCGTAACTATCACTCCTCGTGATTGTTCTGGTGAAGGTTCCGCTCCTGCCGGCGGTCAGTACATCTGCTACGAGTGTCAGTTTGTCTCCATTACGACCGCTGATGTGGATCGTGAGAGTGGAGATGTTCAGACCATCGAAGCGGAGTTTACAGTCAACTACTGGGAACGCACATAAGAGTTTACCGGGAGTTACTAACTTCTATAATGCCCTCAGAAATGAGGGCTTTTTTCATGCTCACTTACAAAGCAACAAACATCAAAACAGGTCGTTACTACATCGGTTCAGCTCAGTCCTACTGTCACTACATGAACCGGATAGGCAACCATCACGTCAGAAAAGGTAAAAAAGAGTTTTGGGTGGACTTGCAAGCAGACCCCAAGGCATTTGTGTGGGAGGTGTTGAGGGAGGATGACCTGGACACCAGAGATTACGAGTACGAACTTCTCCAAGAAAATGTGGGAAACCCGTTGTGTTACAATAAATCTTCAACTAACGGAGCCGTTCGAGGGGTGGCACAGCGAGGGACGGGGTGGGAGCATTCTGATTTGACCAAGCTCAAAATGAGCGAATCCGCCAAACGCCCGGAAGCTCAACCCGCTCACAAAAAGGAAGCCCAATCCCGTGCTGCCTCAGCAACCAACGCCAAAAAGCAACCGTGCCCCCAATGCGGCATGCTCATGAACGTCGGAAACCTGACAAAACATCTCAAAGGCACCCGGTGCAAGGGCAACCCGCAATAAGGGTAAAACCAAATAACGAAATGACTGGTCCATCGGGGTATGAGTAAGACCACTTTTAGTTCGGGCGTAATTGTGACTTCACAATTTCTGAACGGATTCCAACAAATATACTTTGATGGGCAAGACCTTGACCATCACTACCCTCCTTTGGGCCTAAACTCGCTTGTGCGCACGGGCCCGAACGGCCTGGACTCGGCCTATGTCACTCTGACAACCGAACAACCTGAGCTCGATAATACCGGCCTTCTGGTTTCGGGTGCCCCGATTAGTGGCGGCAAAGTGGTAACAGGTCTATGGAACTTCGGCTATGACCCCTTAGTTGTAGGCAACCCAACCAACATTCGCGATAACGCCCCTAAGAGCTACACGACTAACGATAAATATGACTATGCCAACGGTTTCCCTACCCCCACAGTTCAACAAAAGTTTGACTCGCTGGATTCTGCCGATCTGATTACCAAGGAGGTGCTTGATCAGTGGGTGAACTATCTGTTTGAGAACTTGGAAATTGACAACGGGGTTTACTACTCAGGGTCTAATCCCGCGTGTACTAACTATAGTGTGGGCGGCGGTAACTCAAACGTTATTTGTAATCTGTAAGGAGGTTGAACAATGGCGCGTTACGCCCCCCTCCCTAGCGTTAATATTGACCCCCGCAACGAAGCCGAGCTGGTTCAGGCAGCGTCACAGCGTGTGTACCAAGCGTCGGGGCAAACTCTCAATGACTTCTCCTCGGGTAACCCTCTGGCAGCTTTACTGGAAGGCCAAGCATTTGCCCAAGGGGAGTTTCTATTTTGGGCCAACCAGCTTCCGCAGTCTATCCTGATCGAGTGGCTTGGGCCTTTTCTTGGCGCGATGAGGCGTCTGGGAACCCCTGCAGTTGCTCGTCTGACTTTGACGGTTCCCCCTTCGGATACAGTCACTGTTATTCCGTCCGGAACTACATTTACCACCGACCCTAATCTTACGGGCGGTGAGTCTTTCACCTTTATAACTGATGCCGAGGTTTCCGTCCCCCCTGGCGAATCGGTTGCCTACGTTTCAGTGGCTTCTCAGTATGTCGGTGCTATCTATAATTCGCCAGCTAACTCCATTACGGGGGTTTCCGCCATTAACGTTAATGGTTTAACCGCAACTAATCCAAAGCCAGCGCAGGGTGGCAGTGATGTAGAAACTTATTCCGAGGTTCAGGAACGTTTTTTCACTCTTATTCGTCGTCGAAACCCAGTCAGCGCAGAGGACTGGCAAGACTTCTTCACTGATTTTTACGGCATTGGCACTCAAACCTCGGTTCAACCTAACCGCCCCAATCAGGGCACTTACAACTACGTTACTGATTACCTGAAACCCAACGGCCAGGTGTCGTTCTTTGTGCTTGGACCTAATGGCGTAGAACTTAACCAAGCTCAGCTTGAGCGTGGGCAGAATGTTGTGAACTATTCTGTGCCCGTCGAAAATCAAGGGCATTTGTATCCCATCTCTCTGAGTCAAGTCCAGTACAACTTAACAGTTGAGGTTGATGCTAACGGCAGCTTCGGTCAAAACCTGAGAGATAGTTCCCTCAACTTCCGTGACCGGTTGTTTGAGATTTTGACTCCAGGGCAAGTATTCCCGTCTACCGTTGACCCCACCGTTAGTGATGTTGATGCAGCTTTCTACGGGACTTTTGACGCGGCCAACCGCTTCGTTGATCCTCACCTTGAGGTGAGCGCGGCTTACAATACTCCGCCACTCCTGGAGTCAGCGGCAGCCACTTACACCAATGTTTACACCTTCGAGCCAACTGGTTCTTTGCTGACTCTAAATGACTTGGTAGAGACTACGCTGCCCGTCCCTGTTTATTACCCCGTTCTCACAGATTTCACTCCTTATTCAATCGAGAAAAAAGATCAGACAGTCTACGGTAACCTCACTCTACAGCAGATTCAGTACCTATCGGCCGGAGAATTTCTGCGCGGTCAAGTTTGCTATTGGGACCCTGCTATCGGCGGTGACGGAGAACTTCACGTCATCAATGAGAATCTTACAGTCGGATCTCAATCCGAGATTGCACCTTTAATCACAGCAGGACGAATATCAGGTATAAAAACTTATTCTCCCTGGACCGTGGGGACCACGTATCAAGAGACCACGGGCGGAGGCATCTATGATCCTCAAATTATCCAATATGATTATGTATCTGGGGATGGTCAGTACATTCCCGTTTCCCCTTCTTCGGTGACTCAGTCCAAACGTCCTGGCACTTTTGTGTGGGTGGTGTCAAATAACTTCACCCTGCAAGCCTCGACTAACGACATAACTGGCGCATCTGCTGCTGTCCTTTTAGGTGCCCCCGTAACTCCGAATATCTTGAAATCCGGCACCTCTTATACTGCTGGTACGTGGGTCTACACGCCTCAAATTGGTTCAGGCCCTAACCCTGTTGCGGATCCTTACTATAACTACGTGGATACTCGTCTAGGGGCCGTTAATAAGTATGCCTATGTCGTCCAATCATTCACATTTGATCCAGACGGTCGCACCGTAAGTGTCTACTTTGATGAGCTTGTCGAACAAGGAGTTATTAGAGAGATCGTCGTTCAAAATGCTGACGGTGGTTTGCCTATCTACAAGTATAAGCCTCGGTTCCCTGCGACCACATACTTAGAGTACAGAGCTGACAGCAGTTCCCCAGCTGAATACTATATTGCCGCTCAATACTTCACGCCTACGAGCACAAATGCTCAGGATCTTGTGAATCGGGGGCTAATCTTCCCCTTGTATATTGACTCAGTGCAATACTCTTCGCTTGTGACGGCGTTAAATAGTGGGACCGTGAGCACACCTACCCGCATGTTCCGGTTCTTTAAGGGGGACCGCACCTTCTTCCGTCAAGGCTCCAAAGTAATATCCTATACGGCCACGACAAATGTTCACCCGCTCTTCGAGTTTTATATTTATCTCGAGAACGGAATCTTTGTGGAAACGGCTCAGTACTTGCCAGCACAGTTTGAATCTGTCGACTATGTCCCCTATTTCGACCCTACCTATGCTCTCTATTCAGAGGACACTATTCTTTCTGAGGACGGTCGAAATCTTTACCGCGTTATGAGGGCGTTCACACCCGACGATACAGTGGTAAACTGGACTAACACCACGGTTGCTAACACTGCGCGAATCGAAGAATACGAAGGCAATCTACTTCGTTACGTAGACCAGTATATCTGCGAAGAAGACATCTTATCGCAACTAGGTAGGGACATTTCCGCTATCAAGCTGGGGGTAGCTCAAATTACGGTAATCCCTAAGAACAGTGGTCGGTTCAGCAACTCGCGGCAACAGGCAGTTTATGTTTGGGAGAATACCGCCTCTATAGCAGAAACTCCCCAACTGTCGTGGTATTCCGGTACTCCCTACCCTTACAATCCGCCTCAGTACGGTGAGGGCACGATGAAGTTATGAGCCAGCAGCTAACACCCGTTAACGGAGGGGTTAACCCGGACCTACAAACTACTACCGCAACCAATCGGCTTAATGTACTTTCTCCGCAGTACATCGCGGCAAATGGGCTTGAATCTCGGCCAACGGAATGGGTGCCGGACGGCCGCCCAATCTATCGTCGCCTTCCCGCAACCAGCGAAACTTATCAGATTGACTTTTTCAACATCGTCAATCCCCCCAACACTGCGGTTGCAGCAGAGTTGCAAGAAGTTGGTTATGTCTATGTACCTTGGGGCTCCAGCATCAATGGTCCTATTTCCACGGAGGTTGTTGAGGGCGGAACAAATACCACCTTGCTCATTAAAGCGGGGACCATTGTCTGGAAGTACGGAAAGACCGAGGTTCTCCCCACTATTGTCGACCTCAGAGTTTTAGACGTTCTCAATGGGCGATACGTTATTGCCTATCAGCTTGTCTACGATGATTCCCCAACCCCCAACCTCTACCAGGTGGAAGATTTCGCCCTGACAGGGTTGCCTTTAAGTGTCACAAGTAGCACCGATGACACCATTGGATGGCGCTATGGTGCGGAGAACGCTTTCTTGAATCAAAACGAGCGTTTTTGGTCGAATGAAGACAGTTACTTTCCGTCTTCTGTTCAACCTGTAACTGCTTTCCTTCAGTGGGAGAGTGAGCTGGGACAGGCTTATTCGAAGTTGACTTTGCGCCTTCCTCCCGGAGCTTCCTACTCTGGGACTGCTACTCTATCCTATGTCAATGATAACATTCTCTCTCCTGTGACAACCGCCGTAGTGAGGACAAATGACGCTGGCACTTACCTTGAGTTTTCCATTGAGGAGCCTATTCTCCAAACCGGCTGGAACATAACTTTCTCCGAGATAAAAGTCTCGGTGCAAGCCATTACCGTGTCAGGTACTCTAAACTTGCTGACCCCGCAAGCGGCCCCTTCCCCACGGGCCCGCTTAGTGATGTATCCGGTCGGAACACTCCCTAAAACGGTAACTAACTCTGACGGTGAGCAAGTCCCTGCCGTCTATGCCTCTCTTGCCGAGGTAGATATTAGCAACAACTACGAAGTTCTTG